ACCAGGTTTTATAAAAAAAAGGATTCCGTTCTGCGGAAGTTTTTCGCCGACGTTTGCCTTTTCTCCAGTCGTCGTTCAAATAATGGCATGAAACCTCTGAATGAAATCCCCAGGCGTCAACGATGGCAAATCAGCGATGACGACCGCGCGGCCGTCATCCGTCGGTTGCGAGGAATCATCGACAATCCGGAGAGCTCCGTCGATGAAGTGACGTCGGCGGCTCGAGCCCTGATGAACGCGGAGAAACAAAATCAGCATGACGACGACAAATTCGAGCTCGACGCTGACCGAGGACGAAATCGTTTTTTTGAACGGGCTCTCGAGCTCGGAATTGCGAAACCTCCTGGCAGATTACCCGAGCCAGGAACGGAGTCAGATTCGAGCGACGCTGAAGGCGGCGAAGCAAAAACAAAAGCCCCAGGAAAGCGACCAGCAAAAAAACGAGCCAGCAAGCGTAACGGTAAAGCAAGGTCAGCGAAGAAATGACGCCGGAACCCAGGCTCGAAACTTTTACCAGAACCGGCAGCGGCGGGCTCTCCAGGAGATTTCGCCATTGCCTGAAAATCTCCTGGGAGATGCGAAGAAGGTTCGCCGGAAATGCGACAAGTCGCTCCGATACTTCCTGGCGGAATGTTTCCCGAATGCTTTTCCCCTGGCATTTTCCCAGGACCATGAGCGACTGATCCAGGAGCTCGACGACGCTTGCAAGCTCGGCCGATTGAAAGCCCTGGCATTGCCCAGGGGAAGTGGGAAAACGACCATCGTTCTCCGAGCCGGGCTCTGGGCAATCCTGACCGGGCTCCGTCGGTTCTGTGTTCTGATTGCAGCGACGGAAGCGGCATCGCAAACCCTACTTGAGAACGTGAAAGTCGAGATTCAATCGAACCCGAAACTCGCGACGCTTTACGCTCGAGAATTGCACGCGCTCCGGAGCCTGGACGGCGAGGGAAAACGCTCTCACGGTCAGAGATTCAATGACGCGAAAACGAACGTCGCCTGGCTCGCCGACCGAATCAATTTCGGGAATGTTCCTGGCGTCGCGACCAGTGGCGCGATGCTGAATTGCTGCGGACTGACCGGGAACATTCGCGGACAACAAACCGCGACGAATGCCGGCGAGATTCTCCGTCCCGACCTGGTTCTCATCGACGACCCGCAAACCTCCGAATCAGCGGCGAGCCCGACACAATGCCAGAAACGTTACGAAATTATGATGGGTGACGTCCTGGGCATGAGCGGACCAGGAAAGACAATCGCGGCCGTTACAGCATGCACGGTCGTTTACGAAGGTGACCTGGCGGCGAGGATTCTCGACCGAAAGGTTTCGCCGGCCTGGCGTGGCGACAAATGCCAACTAGTCAACGCCTGGCCTCACGAAATCGGCCAGGAACACTGGGACAACTATCGCGACCTCTACGAAAACGATCAGCGGAGCGACGGCGACGGTTCGATTCCTCGAGCCTACATCGAGGAAAATTTCGAGGTAATGCACGACGGAGCCCAGGTCGCCTGGGAGGAACGGAAGAACCCAGGAGAGCTCTCGGCTCTCCAACATGCCTACCATTTACGATTCAGAGACGAGCCGGCGTTCTTCGCCGAGTATCAGAACGAACCGATCTCGGTCAATGTCGACCGGCCGTTCAATCTGAACGCTGACCGAATCGCTCACAAAACCAACGGAGCAAAACGCGGAACGGTTCCCGAGTATTGCGAGCGGCTGACGACGTTCGTCGACGTTCAAAACAAGCTGTTATATTTCACGACCGTCGCCTGGGAGATGAACGGTCGCGGCCATGTCGTCGAGTACGGAACATTTCCCGACCAGCGACGGATACATTTCCAGAAAACAAAAGTCGAGAAAACTCTCCAGGACAAATTCGAAACCGAGAACCTGGGCGAGGCGATTTACGCGGGGCTCGATTACCTGACGGGTTTACTGTTCAAGCGGAAATATCGTCGAGCCGATGGCGCAGTGATGACGATGGACCGGGTCGCGGTCGACGCCAGGAGCGGAGCCCACACCAGGACGGTTCGCCGGTTCTGCCGAGAGTGTCCTCACGTCGGCCGAATTCATCCTCATTTCGGCCAGTTCATCGGGAAAGATTCGAAACAGTGGGCGTCCTGGCAACACAAAAAGGGCGACCGTCTCGGTTTGCATTTCCGGCTCCAGCCTCCGCCGAAGAACACCAGGGGCGTTCGCGAAATCCTGGTCGATACGAATTGGTGGAAATCGAAAACGGCCGAGAAGCTCGAAGCGTCATCGGGGAGCGAGTCGGCAATTCTCCTGCATGACTGGCCGCCGAATAAACATCGAATGTTTTCCGAGCATCAGACGGCCGAGTCACCGTTCGCGGAAGTTGGAAAAGCCGGGAACCGAGTCATCATCTGGAAACATCAATTCGCGGCCAGGGACAACGATTTTTTCGATTGCCTGGTGGGGAATTGCGTCTTAGCGTCCATCGAGGGAATCGGCATCGAGCAGGTTCCCGAACCATCAGAAGCAAGAAAACAAAAGCCACAAAAAAGAAAACGGAGAGCGAAAAGCTACGTCGAACTATGAGCAAAAGAAAACCCCCGGCGAATTACGTCCAGGTCGATGTCGCGGTTCCGGTTTGCCCCAGGTGCGGAAGTTCAAAACGAACCCCATACCATAACCTGACGGAGCTCGGCGGCGCGATTATTCGCGGCCAGTGGTTCGGTCGGATTCAACTCCGTCGGACGTCGTGCAAGCAATGCGGGCAACATCGCGTCGAGCGGGCGTTTTTCCAAGATGAAAAAAGTTCCGCACTACGGAGTAGGGACGTTTCCCATGAGTGTCCCGACCCTTTAGAATCTCGGGAATGTACACCCCCAAAGAAATCCGCGAAAAAATCAAAACGCTCGACGAAAAAATCTCGTCAGGCGTGACGACGACATCGGTAGACGGGACGACCGTCACAATTAACCTGGCGGAGCTCCGGAAAGAGCGTTCCAGGCTAATGACGATGAGCGACCAGTATCGAAAGCGGCGACCATCAACGGCGAGCATCTACCTGGGATGAGCATCCTCGAAAAACTCCTAGGTCGTTCCCGGTTCGGGTACGACGTCCTAAACGGCCAGGGAAAGCGAAAGCAATCTCCGAGCGTAGTTTATCGCGAGGACGAGTACGCAAAAGGAACGAAGCGGGACCGGTTGCAATCAACAGCGGCCGACCTCTCCAGGAACATGAGCCTGGCGTCCTGGATGGTCCGCCGGCATCTGGACTACGTCGCCCAGTTTTCGTTCAAGAGTCGAACCGGTGACAAACCGCTCGACGACCAAATCGAGCAACTCATGCGAGAGGACTCGACGAAACAGCGATTCGACATCGCCGGGAAGTTCACCAGGGAGAAGATGTTTCGACTGGCGGAGATGCGTCGCGTCCTGGACGGTGACACTCTCCTGGTAAAGATGCGGGACGGCCGGCTCCAGGGCATTCAGGCAGATTTACTCCGGAACCCTCCGAACACGTCCTCGCCGGATTGGATCAACGGCGTCAGGGTTTCCCAGTATGGTCGCGAGCTCTCTTTCGGTATTTACGCTCGAGACGGTTTGACTGGGAAGCATTACGTCAGGAACGTTCGGTCCCAGAACGCGATTCATTACGGATTTTTTGATCGGTACGCCCAGGACCAGGTTCGCGGAATCTCTCCGATTGTCTCGGCTCTGAATCCCCTCCGCGACGTTTACGAAAACATCAACTACGCGCTGATGAAATCAAAAGTCAGCCAGTTGTTCGCTCTGGCGTTTTATCGCGACGCCGAGGAAGCTCCCCTGGCGATTGACGACGTCGAGGACGGAAGCGGCAACGCTGATGAGGATTTCGACCATGTCGCGGCCCCTCGAGGTTTTCAGGCATTCGTAAAGAGTGACACTCGTTATATGGACATGAATCCAGGCGAGAAAATGGAAGTCATCGAGTCGAAAACGCCAAGCGGCGAGTTCCAGGCATTCACGCAACTCGTCACCCAGGTCGCTCTCAAATCGCTCGACCTCCCCTATACGTTTTACGATGAGAGCTCGACAAACTTTTTCGGTTCGCGAGCGGCCTGGCTTCACTATGAGCGGTCTTGTAAAGACAAGCGCGACGACCAGATTGAAATGAGAGTCGACTACACCAGGTGGAAGCTGAACACCTGGGTTCTGGACGGTCGGCTCGAGCTCCCTGGCTCGATGCAAGTCAGCGACGTTCGGTTCGATTGGATTCCCAGGGGGATGCCCTGGTTCGATCCGGCGAAAGAAATCTCCGGCGGCGTCCAGGCAATCCAGAACG